CGGACTAAGAAGCTTGCTAATCGGCAACCTTCTTGGCCGAAGGGATATCGTCCACCACGGAAATACAATAAGGAAAGATAGATGATTGAAAAGGCCATCGCGCTCGGTATCAAAACCGCAGCTGTTCATAGTCCCACCCCAGACGCTGACTATGTTAGGGTCTATGGTGGCAAGTACCTTGTGGACCGTAAGTGGCCTCATGTGGACCCAAAGTGGCCGTGTGTGGATCGTAAGTGGCCACGTGTAGACCCGCATTGGCCACGGACCTGATTGTGATAGTATGACATTTTTGGTAACGGAATCGTGTATAAAATGTAAATATATGGATTGCATTGAAGTATGCCCAGTAGATTGTTTCTATGTGGGAGAGAATATGTTAGTTATTCACCCAGATGAGTGTATTGATTGCGGGGTATGTGAACCAGAATGTCCTGTAGAAGCTATCATTCCTGATATGGGTGATGATGACCCTAGATGGTTGGAAATAAACACGAAATTCTCCGAAATTTGGCCTAACATTACAACTAAAGGAAAAGTAGATACGGGTGTGTCTGACTCGTATGCTAAAGAAGAAGGAAAATTTGAAAAGTATTTCTCTGATAAGCCTGGAGATTAGGAATATATTATGACAAAAATTTTTACCTTTACTTTAATTGCACCTACTAGTAAACTTGTTTTTGAAAAGGGACGGTGGGTTGCATTAATTTTTGTTTTAATTGGAACTTTGTTACTTACTTCTGGTAATGTTAATTTACAATGGATAGGTTGGATTTTAGGAGCAGTTTCAGCTGTTGGCTGGGCATACTTTGCGAAATTAGATAAAGATACTCCAAGAATGTTAATGGAGTTATTTTACGTTCTGGTTAGTTTATGGGGAGTTTACAATTGGATATAAGTGTATCACTAGTTAATCATATGGGCAGTGATTTGTCTGTAGTTAATGCCGCCCGTGTATCCTTTGCAATGGAGCATACGGAATTTGATGATAAGAATGATACTAAACTGATTAACTACCTTGCAAAACACAATCACTGGAGTCCCTTTGGACATGCATCTATGCAATTTCATATTAAGGCTCCAGTGTTTGTTGCAAGACAGTTAGTGAAACATCAAGTAGGTTTGGTGTGGAATGAAGTATCGAGAAGATACGTTGATAATGAAGTTGAGTTTTACAAACCAGAGGAATGGCGGGGTAGACCCAAAAATTCAAAGCAGGGTTCTTCTGATGAAGTGATTGATATTAATCCACGCCACGACATGGTAGATGATTATCAAAAAGTGTTAAGTACTGCAAAATGGACATATGAGGAGCTTCTGAGGAAGGGAGTATGTCCAGAACAAGCCAGAATGGTTCTGCCGCAATCTATGATGACAGAATGGTATTGGAGTGGTACATTATATGCGTTTGCTCGTGTATGTAATTTACGATGTAAACCAGATGCACAAAAGGAGACACAAAATGTTGGATGGGGTATTGACGGGTATGGAGCAGAGCTATTCCCCGCCTCATGGCACGCCCTTCGGGATGCATAAAGCTCTCGTTATAGGTAATGGTGAATCACGGTCATGGTTTAAACCATGTCACCAAGATATAACGGATAATACTGTTATAACGTGGGGATGTAATGCAATCTATCGTGATGGTCTTGTTCATAATCTTGTTGCGGTAGACTATGGTATGCAACAGGAAATATATGATTCTGGTTACTGTTTAGACAATCCAGAATACGGTGATATAAAAAATATTCATTTTGCAAATTGGAGTCTAGTACCAGCCGAAGTTGCTGATATGATGTTCATGGGGTTTGATATACCAGAGACATTTATTCACAGAAGTTTAAAAAGAACAGGCCAGTGTGTTATATCAGGCAAAGACCCCAACACATTGCAAGAGAAAATTGAAGTTGCAATGCAGATGAATCCGAGCCTTGATATGGATGATCTGAAACTAAAGATGGAAAAAGATGTTGGTGTTTGGATTACCTATGTAGAAGAGAATGATGATGTAGTCAATATAGATTATCCTGTAGGATGGTCTACAGGCAATACCGCTTTACATCTTGCATGTAAAGCACGACCATCTGAGGTTTATATTATGGGATATGATTTAAGTTCATACGACAAACCGTTAAATAATATGTACAAAGGTACAGACAATTATTTACCAGCTGATACTAAAGGTTTTAGTCCTGATAATTGGTATGGTCAAATGAAAGCAGTATTTCAAGAGTTTTCTTCGTATGGTATAGATTTTTTTCTAGTAGATTCTACTCTTAAATTTGATGTAAAAAATGTAAACCATATAACAAAAAATGATTTATGTATGAGATTGCAAATAATATGAGTGGTATTTCTTTATTTCCAACTGGTGTAGTACAACTATATAATGCTCCTAAATCTTTTATGAATACTTTAGACTTGTCTTCAATTGAATTTGAGAAATTTGAGGGACAAACTAAACTCAGGACACAGAAATTCAATAATCTTCTTCTGCATCTAGAATTTAAAGAAGTAAAGGAATGGATACAGAAATGTGCTGAGGATTTTCTTGATAATGTTTTGCAGATAGAGTATGAGGAATTCTTCTTCACTGAGAGTTGGTTAAACATAAGTGGTAAAGATGGATATCAGAAGATACACAATCATTCAAATTCTATTATTAGTGGCACTCTATATCTGAAGTCTGAGAAAGAACATCCCCCATTGGAATTTAAGAAACAGAAGATGGAATTTGAGCCATTTATTTCACTAACAGAACATTATAAAAAGGGTAATCCAAATACAGCAAGTACTCTGGCGTTCCCTTGCACACAAGATACAATGCTCGTGTTTAATTCACATTTGTACCACGGGCATGATGCAAGTCAGGTCGAATCAGAAAGGATCGGGCTCTCATGGAATGGTCTAATCAATTTTGTAGATAAAAATAAAGACCTATATAGAATAAGATTTGTCAAAGAGACTTGACTTATCTTATAAAATAGTATATATTAAGTATATTAACATACGAAAACATACGATACATAAGGAGAAACATATGTCGTTAAGTACACTTAAAAAGTCTAATACTTTAGACAAACTGCTCGGCGCAGTTCAAAAAGAGAACGAACCCCAAGAAAAGAAATCCTATAAGGATGAACGGTTGTGGAAACCAGAGCTGGATAAAACTGGTAATGGTTATGCTGTAATTCGTTTTCTTCCAGCGGTTGAAGGTGAGGACATGCCTTGGGCAAAGGTTTGGAATCATGCGTTTCAAGGTCCAACTGGACAATGGTATATTGAGAACTCTCTTACCACGCTCGGTCAAAAAGACCCCGTATCAGAGATGAATAGTGCATACTGGAACTCTGGTGTTGAGAGTGACAAGGAAATTGCTCGTAAACAGAAGCGGAAGTTACAATACTTCTCCAACATTTATGTTGTGAGTGATTCTAGACATCCTGAGAGTGAGGGTAAGGTTTTCCTATTTCGGTTTGGTAAGAAAATCTTTGATAAGATCATGGAGGCAATGCAGCCTGCATTTGTTGATGAGGTTGCTGTCAATCCCTTTGATTTTTGGAAGGGTGCGAACTTCAAGTTGAAGATTCGTAAGGTAGATGGTTTCTGGAACTATGATAAGTCAGAGTTTGAAGCTCCATCTGTTATGTTTGATAATGATGATGATATTGAGAAAGTGTGGAAACAACAGTATGCTCTAACAGAGTTTGCTGCTACCACCAACTTCAAGTCATATGATGAGTTGAAGATTCGTCTTGATACGGTTCTTGCTGGAATTACGAGAGTAGGAAGTGCAGTAACTTTGATGGAAGATGAACCTGTTACAACAGCTACTTTTGTAGATACTAAAGAGGAGCCTGCTCCTACTATTAGTGTTACTGCTAATAATCCTAGTATTAGTGTTACTGCTGGACAGAAAGAAGATGATGATTCAATTGATTATTTTCAGAAGTTGGCAGCAGACGGTTAAGAGTACATCATGTACTCTGGAAAGAGGGAACTTCGGTTCCCTCTTTTTTTATGCTGCACTATTAACTATACCAATGATAGGACTTGGATGCATTAATGGTGTTGCTGTAATTGTAGTATTAGATTGATTTGTACTAATGTTTGATACAGGCATATTATTTAATACTGATTGACCACCACCCATTGTTTTCATACTATTTCGTAAACTTGCTTGTTGCATTTGTTCAGTTCTTTGTGCATTTAATACTTTCCCGGCCGTACTAGGAATTATCATTTCCGGCCCGCCTTCACCAACCATATATGGTCTACCAGCTGTAATTGGTCCACCACTTTGCCTTTGCAATCCCGCGATATTAGGGCCACCGGCTAAATCACTATTCATATTAAACGCCTTCAACAATATGTTTATATTTTCCGCAGCATCAGTCCAGTTTATGTCGGATGAGGCAAGGCCTTTTCGCCCGGATTTGCCCATAATTGCTAACTCTAGTTTGGGAAGGGATTCTGCTAAATCACTGGCAAAATCTGTAATATCGGACGATCCCATAAAGTCGTCACTTCCCATACCTTCTATATCTTTGAACGCAAAAAATAAAGCTTCAAGATTTTTCCCTGATTGTGAATAATTTTCAAACAGAGCTGGATCACCAAACTTGGTCATAGCTGAATTAAG